CGTGGCACCTTTGACTACTTGCTGTAGCTGGCGCTCCTCGCCCGGATTAGCTGGCAGCTCACCTTGCAGGTGGTGCAGCATTGGGTCACCCTCTAGGGCGAACTCATCGAACTCTCCCTCATCGAGTAGGGCTTGTTGGCCTTTAGCATCTGGGTCTTTGCCCTCGTTGAACATGCGGATACGCTCACGGATACGCCTATCTTTCTCCGCTTCTTTAGGAGACATCTTAGACTTAGCCTTGGGCGCAGCGCTAGTGCCCTCTGCCTCTATACGTTCTAGCTCATCGCCACTCTTATCGAACAGCTTCTCGAATACGTTTCTATTGTCAGTGGGCATGTCTAGTTCCTTGTGTTCTTCCTCGGCAGCCTGTACGGCTTGTTCGCCAGTGCTATACGCACGTACCTTGCCTGAGCGGATGGCTTCTATGTGATTACGCAGAGCCTCGTCGTCATTGTTGACTCGTCTACCTGTGTCTCTATTGAACCCCGGAACGTTATACCACTTGCCGTCCTCAGGATTGCGCACAGTCGTGCTAAGTACACTAGTGCCAGTGCCGTCCTCGTTAGTAGCACTGAGGCCCAAGCGCATAGTCTCGTCATGGTATTGCTGGGTATAGCTCCTAGCCATTTAGCTAGCCTCCGGCCTGCTGGCGTTGCTGGGGACTAAGCATCCCAGCCACACTGGGCAAGTCTTTTATTCTGGTAGCTTTGCTAAGTAGCGGGCTAGCCTGCTGTGGATTAGCAGTAGGCATAAACTTACGTGAGTCCTGTACTGGGTTAGATGGGTCTACCGCTAGCTGCCTAGCTGTACTAGATGCCGGTGTAGACTGCTGGAACGGACTGCGTATCAGCCCTTCCTGTACGTCCGCACTCCCTCCTCTCGCACGATCTCCGTAGAAGTTAGTGCGTTTAGCTACACGCTTCTCGTACTCTAACTCTTTCTGCTTGCCCCAGTGGGATATGCCACCCACGACGGCGTTACGCATGAACGTACCCCCCACGGTGGGACTAGCCAGCATACTCATAGACCTAGTGGCTAAGTTTGCAGCCCCCGCAAGCAACCCAGTCTTAGCGGCTGTTACAGCGGTGTTAGTTACCCCAGCGCCTATAGCAGAGGACAATGGAGCAGCACCCCCTTGTCCGAGGGCCGCGCTTAATAGACCACTTCCGCTGCTAGCAACTACTGATGGCCCGGCGGACTGTGTAGCGGTGGTAATGGTACCGCTGAACGGAGTCCCTGCTGCACCTGTGTTAGCCGCCGCTCCTTGTCCAAAGTAGTTACTTACTGAGCTAGTGATAGCCCCAAAGCCAGTAGCCATGGTAGTACCTACCGCCGAGAAGAACGATCCTATAGTACTGGTAGCCCCGCTATTAGCCATAGCTGAGCTGAACCCAGAGAATCCCCCAGAGCCTAAGCCTACAGCAAACACACTGAGTGCCACCATGAACGCTGTCCGGAACCATTTGTTTTTGAACGCACGTCCAATGCCCTTGACAACTTTCTTGCCAAAGTTGAATATTTTCTTTACAGCTTTACCAATGAAGGACATACATATTTCCTGTTTTCTCTAATCCGGATAGCTCCAGAAATGAGTCAGCCCTTGGGTCACCCGAGCTAACTCCCATGATTATTTGATGAGCACCTACGCTCTTAGCCCACTCCTTGAACTCACGTAACAAGTGCATACCAGCACCGTCACTTATAAATTGTAGGTCTGATGCGAAGTAGTACTTACTGTTAAAGAAGTAAGGCACTAGTTCTGCGAACAGCATCCCTATAAGCACTCCCTCTTCGGAGAACGCGACTAGTGGATTGGTGTCTCGATGCGTAATGTGGTACTCTACTACCTTTACCACGTCTTTTCTTACAAAAGGAACAGACGATAGGTTACTAGTAGGGTGGTAAGCGGCCATGTAGTCTACTATAGCAGCCATATCTGATATACGTGCCCTCCGCACTTTCATCATCAGCCTCCGGGCTGTTCCATAGGTGGTACTTCGGGATATAGGGCAGCGATAAGGTCAACCATACCGTAGAACCCCTCCCATATAGCATCTTCTGCCCGTCTCCTAGCGTTATCGTCTATGTCTAGGCCGTTAAGGCCCTCTATCCTAGACAGAGTACCGTCATAGGCCATCATATACGATTGGATGTAGTTGTTCTCTCTAGACTGAGCCTGCCTGATAGCTTCTTGCTCTAGATTGTACTCACCTTGCAACCCTGTGGTAGCTAGATTGTACTCGCCACTAAGGGCAGTACGCTCCATGTCGTACCCAGCCTGCTCGTTGTTGAGTATTTGGCTGTGAGCGAACTCAGCGTTAGCTAAGCGCTCCTGTATAACACCGTTCATAGCCGTTACACGTACTCGTGTCTCGGCGTCAAGGTTAGCGATGTCTCGATTAGTGATGTCTTGCATCTTGGCGATGTTAGTCTGCGCCACATTGTTCATGTGGGTGGTGGTGATACGCGTGTTAGCGTCCATCACACCTAGATCAAGGCTAGTACGTCGTTGTATGTTGGCTAAGCCGAACTCATTGAGGGCAGCCATGTTCTCACTAGCCGCATCACGGTAAGCTTGGGCATCTGCCTCTGCTATAGGCAAGCCAGCTGCTATGGCGGCGCCATAAGCTGCCTGTATACCTACACTACCACCTAAACCTCCGCCTAACTCTAGGCCTTGCTGTCTAGCTAGGCGCATGTACTTACTATCGCCAGCTAACAGGCCTGATAGCCTGTTCTCTACCAGCTCGTTGTCCCCCACCGTCCTAGTAGTGGCAGTGGGCAGTCCAGAATCGTCAGGACGCGTAACTGTACCACCCGCCAGCAGCGGATCAGTACCCTTGGAGGCGTCTATACCGTCTGCGCCACTCGATCCCACTGGCGGCACGTCTGTTGGCTCTGTGACGGGGGTGATGTCAGGCTCATCTGGCACTACCTTAGCGTTAAAGTCCGGCCAGTTACGTGGGCCATCGCCCGGATCGTGGAACCCAGAGTCTGGATCAATCACATTATTCTCGCCACCTTTATCCGCGGCTTGCGTAGCCACTTGGTTCTCAGCCGCATCTGGGTCTACAAGCAACGGCTGCGTAATTGCGCGCCTCTCATCAAATCCCGGTTCTCGTGTTGCTGCCATTATCTAGGTACCTGTGTGTTGTTGCGACCAGAGCCTTTACGGCTGTAGCGGTGGAGTAGTGTGTGTAACGTGTGTGGCTTGGAGCCGTCCATCGTTGTTTCTATCTTAATAGACGTACCATCAGTAAATGCCTTGACGTACACATCTGTCAGGTCAGGCAGAGGATCAAATACAGGTGTAGCTGCGTAATCCCCTATGATCTTAGTCCGTGCTGTACTAGTCACGTCTAAATAGTCGTACCCGACTGAGGTCTCTATGGTCTGGGCAGCCATGAAGTCGCCCATCACTGTCATATCGTACGTTTTGTGGGAACCTTGCGGGTACCCTGTGTTGACAGGGTTAGTAGTGATGTAACACTCCAGTTCAGTCAGCCCACTGGCTGTCTGTATACCGTTAGCGCCATCTACTATCCATACGTTGCCGTTCTTATCGCCCATGACCACGCGCTCCCTGCCTGTGCTCAGGATAGTACTATCCAACCACGTAGGTACGTACGTAGTAGCCTTGGTTGTAGGCTCCATGTGCAAAAACATAGGCTGTGCCGGCTTATCCGGCTCCCCTATGTACAAGGCTAGGATATATCCGTCTTCGAAGTACATCCTGTACTGGTTCTTAGCACGTATAGGCACTGCAAGTACTGGGCCCTTAGGCGCCAGATCACTGGATGTCTGGTTCTGTACCCTGTCACGTGTCCATTGCTCAATAGCCACTGTAAGTCTACCAACATCGAAGTCTCCAAACTTATCAGAGGTGTCCATAGTGGTCACGCCGTTGTAATCGGCGTACATTGGGCCCATGACGTTAGCTACTGAGTACTCTATAGCTCCCGTGGACGGTGTTACGTTCTTAGGATGGAACGGATCAGTGGCACCAGAGATAGGTGCTTGCGTTCCTAGCAGTGTGTTGATAGAATCACGACACATGACGCCTAAAGCGTTACCTGCTAGTGGGCGCACACCCGTGATTGGATCACGGAACGACCACGAGGTAGCTGTTCCGGACATATCGAAGTCATTAGGTACATCAATAGCTGACACAAGGAGGTGTCCGGACTTAAGGCCAAGGGCTAAGTGATTAGCGTGGAACGCTAGGTGCCTAGGCTTATCTTTAGCAGCATCTACTGGCAGCCTTATGTACGCGAAGTGATCATCTACATCAAATAGGAACGAGCTATCGGCGCCGGTGGCACCGTAGATAGCCTTGCCCTCGTCATTAGCATAGAAGTTAGCCTCGATGGTCTCCCACTTAGAGCCCTCCGCAGCTAGTTCTGCTTCTGATGGCAACATGTTACGCTCTAAGTCGCTTGCTGTACGTGCTATTACCTCAGCAGGAGGCGCTACACCTCCGGGGGCATCGTGTATATATAGTCCGGCGGTTATAGTAGATGGTGACACCACATTATGCAACGTCATGTAGCCGGTTGCATCGCCCCCGGCCTGCGCTATAGCATCAGCACCATCAGCCATGTGAGTATCTGTAGTAGTGATGGTAGTGGCTGTTGAGCTTACTGCAAAATAATTAGTGTCCTCGCCTGTACCAGCTGCTGCTGTTATTGTAACTATAGTTCCGGCAGAGGTAGCCGCGTAGTTAGGAGATGATGTATTAGCGGTTATATTAGAGGCCACATTAGTAGCAGTAGTCTCCAAGTCCGTATCAAACGCCTCAGAAGCACTCATAATTTCTATGCCATTGACTACTATGCCATCTACACTTCCGGCGGCTCCGGAATCAAGCGTAACAGTTCCTGTGGCAAGCACTTCTGCGACAACTTCCTGCGTGATCCAGTACCCATCATGTACTTCAAAAGAATACAGGTCACCGCTAGTGCTGGCGCCTATGCCACCTGTAAAATAGACAGACTGCCCGCGGGCAATGTAGTGTACGTTAATGGCCACATAGTCTATCTCTACTACTACTGTAGATCCGGTGCTCCAATTAGACGCTTGTATCTGTATATCTATATCGCCGTCATTAAACTGCTCAGCGGTGAGTGACTCCATGCCCCATAGATCAGTTTGACTACCGTACGTAACCGTTGTTAATGATGTAGGGGTAGTAGTAAATATATCCCCCTTTCTATCTGACAAATACTGTTCACCAGTGACATTGTTTACTAACCGTACTGATGTCATGCGGCTGGTGCCTGTGCCGCTGTCCTTAAGCTTTATAGATACTTCCACACCTATGATCTTAGTGTCTACAGCATCTACAAAATCTGATAAGCTGGCCAGTAGCAGTGTAGAGAGGGCCGGGTCATCTACGGCAGTAGCCACAGGTAAAGAGACCGTGGCTGTAGCGGCGTCCTCTACCTTTATGTTGTCTTGGTTACCCCATGCCGTGTATTCAAGAGCGCTGCCCACTTGATCTACAGCATCTACGGCCATGAAGCCTGTTTCTTGAACAGCTTCCGCTGCCTCTGTAGTAGCCGGAAGGAACAACGGAGCTACTTGTGCGTTAGGGGCGTTTTCACCGCTGTGAAAGCGTAACGTATAACCTAAATCTACCAAGCTCCAGCCAGAGGCACTAGCTTCCCACAGGAATCCTTTGTTACTATTAAACCCATCATGATAAGTCGCGGCACCAGAGGCTAGTGGTACTGTTATCGCAGAGCCTGTAGCCACGGCATCAAACACAGCCTCGTCATTACTGCCTCCATCGTGAGGCTGTAAGTACAGCACGCCGCGTGCGTTGTTAGCCTCCCATGACTGATCTGTTAACTCTACCTTGGCCACCTTGCCTATGAAAGAGCCAACGTTAATGATGTCATCTACGAATATCTCATCAGTACCGGCTATAAAGCCTATGCCCATGTAGTCACGGGCGGCGTATATCTTATCCTTGAACTGGAACCCACCAGTTATTGCCCCGGTACCCGGTATAGTAGGCTTAAAGTACGGCCACGTACTAGCCGTCTCTGCTGCTATGCTGGTATTAACACCGTTAATGAACGTAAGGTAGTCTGTGACTGTACCAACTACGTCTGTAGAGTCGTGAGGATAGGTAGCGTCTACTAAATCAGTAGGTGCACGTGGTACTTCTAGTTCTGTACTCTCTGTAGAGTCAACGTATGTGTCCCCTGCTGCTGGGGCATCGCCTGTTACATCTATAATGCCTAAGGCCTTATAGTTATTGACCCCGTCCTCGTACCAGTATACACACGTACCTGTGCTGTTAGTGCCCCACGTAACTGTACCCCCAAGGGTAAAGCCGTTAGCACCGGTAAGTGTTGTGTTAGCATCTAGGTCTGCTATGTACCACATGTTGTCCACAGACCTATCGTGGGTTCCGTGATACAACAAAAGCCCTTGACCTCTAGTGTACCCACGAGATACTACCTCATAATTGATAGCATCTTGCAGAGTACCGGGAAGTACAAGGGCTTTACTTTCTGCTAAATCGAGCCCGCCAGCTAGCGGAATTACACTATATTCTCGATTCTCAATCTGGTCTATACTAACGGCCATACCGTTTGCGCTCTCCGTACAGGTGCCCGGTGATCACGTGGGTCTCAGGCAACTGCCGTTCAACCAGCGTATCATATATAGGTTGGTACTCATCTTTAGCGTCAGCAAACTTAGCACCATCTTCGTGGTGCTTGGCGAAGCGCATCACTGCGCCCCACACTATGCACCATTGGTACCTTGCCGGGATAATAGGCACGTCAGCATCAGCTGACAAATCATCTAGCTCTAGTATACCATCGAATCGCATCGTGTACTCTTGATCAGGTACGGGGTATACGTAGATTGTATCGTCTGGCGATACAGTGACGTACGCCGGGCGAGTCTCCTCGACCGTACGTGTGTCCATGTTCATGCGCCAGTCATAGTAATCTGTGTAGGATAGCTGGGCCTCATCAGTCTTAGCCGTCTTATAGACGGTGACCGTGCGCCAGTTAATATCCTGTAGCCCTGATGGCAGGGCGTAGTCATCATCACCATCATTAAGGGTGAGTGTCTGGTCTAGGCTCTGTCTAAAGAACCAGCTCTCCGCGTGCTCAGTGTTCTGAATCTTACGGTACGTATCTGTTACGTAATCTTTGAAGTCGTCTACAATACCAGTAGCACCTACAAGCGTGGAGGGAGTATCCTCCCTCACACCTGCTCTCTTCATTGCTCTTTGCACAAGTTCGAGAAATGTCATTAGAGTTACGCTGCCTCTTTGTCTGGTTCCTTAGCTTCAGGGAGGGCTGCTTCCGGCTTAGGAAGCTCAGGGCCCCGCTCTAGTACTGAGTAAGAATAGGCGTGCTCTTTCTGGCACACAAACTCTTTAGTACCGTCGTCGTTATCTTGCTGAAAGTACACATCCTGCACAGCATCCTCGAAACATACAAGGTACTTAGCTGGAATGAGTACGTCCCTGTTGACGGGGACAGAACACAGCTTGAATTGATGTCCTATAATAACAGGACGTGGAATCCGGTCATACTTACCGGGGCGTACCCTGATCTTAATATAACCAGCAGGGACTTTGCTCTTGTCTCCATCGCTTAACACGCGGATACTGGCATTACCTTTAAACTTTCTCTGGCCTTGAAGGATCATATTAACAAGATCACCCTTCGCATAGTCCTTTGTGACACCCAGACCTAAGTTTTGGTTACCATACTCCACTAGTTCAGCAATGTTAAGCTTCTTTAGTGTATCAACTTCCATTAGTTGCTCCTTTAGTGATAGGGCGGGGGCCCCTAAAGGCCCCGTTCCCATTATAACTTACCTACGATTCAGATGCGGACGACATAGCACGTTTGTCAGCAATCAACAAACCTACTTTAATCGTACCGACACCAGCAGTAGCTACCGTGCCGAGCAATGAAGCGCTCACAAAGTAACCACCATTGATTGCATCAGTAGTAGTATTAGTATCAGACGGAATAAACGGTTTCTTGTGATACCCATCTGCATTTGCTTCGAACAAGGAGGCATAGATTCCACCCGTAAGGGTAGGAAGTGCTGCTCCATCAACGAAGTAATCAGCGTTATTGGTATCGCCGTGACCGTTGACATCAGAAATGAAGCCAAGGTCAACAATAGCAGTCGTAGATGCGTTAACATCCAGTCCTGCTGCGTACAAGTAACCATCAATTACGATGGTGTTACGATCCAGCTTAATCAAATTAAAGATATTAGCTGAGACTGCTTGCGCAACCGTAACAGTCATCTCACGAGTGACCCAAGTTGGGCCATTCATGTTAGCGCCTGCGGCGTTATAGTTGCCCTGCCAGCTAGCAGCGCAATCGTTATGATAAAATGTAGCCACGATTATTCTCCTTTATGACAAGTCAGTTACGCCAACTTCCACCCGGTTCATCCACGCCTGATTCAAGATCAGGGCAGCGAAGTACATCTTCCAAGATACGATACCGCGCTGACCCAATGGGTCGGACTTGGTACGTTGATCCGGGTTGATGACGTGCGGAGACATGGAGTTAGCGCCCTTGAGGGCAACTGCACCATATGAATTCCGCGAGGTGAAAATGACAGGGTATACGTCTACCTGTGAGCTAGTAGAGACCATTCCATTAGCAGTACCGGAACCGGATGCCGTGAAAGGCTCAAGCACTGGGCTCAAGATATAGCGTACGTTTTCTACTTTACCAATTTCCCAATCTGAAACAGGCTGGAAACTGGAGTACCGCTCGATGGGCGTAAAACCATCCATATCGCGAAGGTCTTGCTCCGTATCGGTATGCGCAAAAGCGATGTAAGCCGGAGCTACTGCTTCTGTTGCAAACAGATTCGATGCTGATACCATCTTGGTATGTGGTTTAGCGCGCTGGCCCTTAAGAGAGCGAACCACATTGCGCTGTAAGCCCAAGGTGATTACATCATTAACATCGGTACGTGCTGTAGGAGTACCTGTGCCAGAATAGGCCACGTTGGTACCGCCTTTAAGCGCGCCCCAAAGAATGAGTTCTTTAGTTTCAGCGGCTTGCTCACCTGCAAGCATAGCTGCATCGGAGAGTACTGGATCTTCCGACATGTCAGCGACTTTATCAGTGATTTCAACCACTGAGCCGTACTGACCCATCGTTACCGGCACATCTTCGTACTGCATCTGCTTCGGTACTGGTGTAACACCCTCAACCAATTGGGTGGTACTTACTGCGTAGGGAATCGGACGGCGGAACTTAATGTTATCCGCAGTGTTGCGAGGCAAAGGTTTAGCGTCAGCAAACTTCTCCAGAACCAAGATAGGTTCTGCGTGTTCCAACATCTTATTCTCTGCCCAAGCAGCCGTTCGCTGGCTGATATCCCCGTATTTAGTAGCCATTAATTATAGCTCCTTATTTAGGTGGGTTAGAAAAGGATTATGCTTTGGCCTCTCTAGCAAACAGGGCTTCGTAGCTGATGGCATCTTCCGGGTCTGTAACTGCTGACCTAGAATCTACGTTAGCTGCCGTAGCTTTGTTCGAAGAGCGCCTAGCACTTGCTTTATCTGCCTTAGTCTTAGATTCACTGGTCTCATCCATGAGCCCATTGTCCTTAGCGTACCCTTCTGCCCAATTAGCGAATGTCTGCAACACCCATAGAGCCGTATCCGGGTCTGTGGTTGTCGTAGCCATACTCTGGAACTCGGCAGGCTGTGACTGTAAGAACGTGTCCTTGTATAAGTCACTATTAAGTACATCCGTGTAGTGTACCTTAGACTTCGGCGTGTCGAAGATTTGAGAAGCGCCATCCTCAAGTCGTTGGCGTGCTCCCGATGCTTTTTGGAAGGCCGCCTCCTCATTGATTGGCTGGAGCCGTTCATCTATCATAGCTTCCATATCGGCGCGGTCATTAGCGACCATTTCTTTAACCGATTCTGCTAGCTGTGGATAGGTGTCTACAAACTCCTGCAACTTAGACGATAACTCTTTCTCATCTTCTTTGGTTTCCGGGTTCTTGGCTGGAGCGTCAGCTCGTGCCTTGACCTGCGTAGCGGCTCGGGCTTGAGCCCGTGCCTCCGCATCGTTCACTCGGCGCTGAAGCGCGGAGAGTCTGCCGGCGTCGGACGCAGCACTATGCTGCAATGCTTTTGCTAGCTTCTGAGTATCCGGAGGAAGATCGGTAATCCATGCGTAGGGATCATCTTCTTCGTCTTTACCTTCATTACTTGCGGTGCCCTCATCAGTGGCTTTTTCATCAGCGACTGGTGTCGGGTCTTTAACATCGGGGGAACTCTCTACCTCTTCAACTACGCTAGTTGTAGTGGGATCGTGTTCAGCCGAAAGCGTCTTTTCCTCAGCCTTAAAGGCGTCTAGGTACGCTTGTTCTTCTTGCGCTTCTGTTAACTCTTGTTCCTTTACAGTTTCCTTAGTCATATCTTTTGCTCCTCCATAGAGCGGGGTGGGCGTTAGCGCCGTCCCCTAGTTAGTTAAGCCCCAAAGGCTGTGTACAGCAAACTCTTTATGTCACGGCAAGCTTGTGCTTTACCGATTAGTCCTTGCAAGTCCTCCGTGTTAGTACGCCCAGTTCTAGTCTGAGTGGATAGAATCTCTTCTATCCTCTTGTGCTCATAATCTCCCAGCACGGCGTCTACCACCTCCTTTATAGTTACTCTGTCCATTACGGCGTTGCCCATTTATCCTTTAAGTAGGTCTCTACGCGTAGAATATCAATATCTGATAGCGCAGAGTCATAAATAATTAATTCACCTATACCGCCTTCCAAATCTAGGCTATCTCCTTGGCTATTAAAAATCCTAGTGTAATCATTAGTGGCGCTACCAACAGCAGTAGAGTCTTTAGATTCTTGCTCTGTGCCATCCTTTCTGCCAATAGCGTTAGTACCATTATTCCGCAATGAGTACTGATTGTACGTATTTGCAGAGGTCTGTGCTAATAAGGCAGGATTAGCGCTATCTGTCCCGTCTGTTAAGACGCCGACTTTAGGTGCCGATCCTATAACTCTAGTATCAACGTAGGCCTGTACACGTCCTCCTCCAATGTTAGCATCGTTACTAGCGTAGACTGATCTTGGCAGACTATCCGACGCTGCGACACTGCTAGCCACCCAAAAAAGTGTAACCTCTATTGTCTGTGTAAGTACGCTGGAAGTTCTAAATAGAAATTCATCTGCCACAGAGTTCTCATTGAGTACTGTAGACAGGCTATTTTGTTGGCCAGTACGATAATGCGGCTTTTGACCACTAGCAGTCTGTTCTACATGGTAACCATTTCCGCTCTTGTCTTCCCATGTACCTAACTGCTGGCCGTCCGTAGTCACAGGACTGGCGCTACCACTAATCTGGTACATAGTAGCTACATCGCTGCCGTCAAGCCACAAAGCTATAGTGGCTATATCAGTAGGATCGTTAATGGGGATACTAGCGCTGCTCACTACGGGCCTGATGAACATTAGATTCCCGATCCCTCTTCACGTTTAATCTGAATCTCTTCCCTGAACTTAGTCAGGTCAGCGCCTATCTTCATACGTGCCGTGGTGTTAGCTGTCTCAGATAACTGCAAGTCTTTCTGTAACTGCTGAACACTTATGCCCTGTTCAAGGGCTAACTTAGCGTACGCAATCTCTTTCTCGTCAGCTGAGGTCTGTAACCTAGCAAACGCCATCTCACGTGCACCGATAGCTTCTTCTTGCCATTTCTGCAAGTCAGCATCTATGCGCTTGTTGTCTATCTCTAGCTGTTGATCAGCCCGTGCAATATCTGCCTCTATCTGAGCGGCCTTAGATTGTGCAGTGAGTAGTACGGCTTGGGCTTTCATACCCTCTGGGTCAGGCTGTACTTCGCCTTGCTCAGCTTGCTGCCTAGCTAGTTCTTCTTCGATCTCTTCAGGGGTACGTAGAATATCACTTGCCCTGATCAGGGTGGCTAGCTGACGGAACCCTCTGGTAGGATTAACTTGTAACTGGAACTCTTCAGAGGAGGAGGCTAACCCAAGCAAGCGCTCAAGCTCTTGTGCTCTCAGCTCTGAGTCTATACGTTCTGTAGCTCCACCGATACGTACTTGTACATCACCCTTAGCGTCCTCGTTCTCACCGTACTGCATCTCGTGATGATACATACGCTCGATGAGTGGCTGGGTAATATAATCATCCCAGTTCATGGACGCGCGTTTCTGATTGATGTTAGTAGCGGACATTACTTTAGCAACGCCGGTAAGTGTGTTGTTACCGGAGGGCATCTCGCCCTGTTGCATCAGTGGAGTACTAGATTCCATGTCTGAGAACTGCATGGCCATGTCTATGATCTGGCTGATGCCTTGCATCTGTGCCGGAACGTCTACAAACTGCATAGCCTCACGTACGTCGGCTCCATACTCTGTAAGGAACCACACTTTCATGGGAGCTATGTCGTAGTTGCCATCCTTAGCGGCTGGCTCGATCATCTCTTTGTTCAGTACTATCTGCGGCCCAGAAGTAAGAGAAGCATTGTCAAGAAGAAGTAAGTACGCATTGTTTATTACCCGCTGGGGGTGCCTCAGTAGGAACGGAACGCCGTGACCGAACACGGAGCCGGGGTCTCTCTCCCAACTAGCTACTCCGTACGGTACAGAGTACTGTCCTTCTAAATAGGCCAGTGACAAGCGTATTACTATACCGTTACAAATCCACGCTTCTCCAAAGAAGCTGGCTAGCTCATCATCGAAGTCCTCCTCGTTGATGATACCGCCGTCGTACAGTACTTGCTTGTCTATAGGGCCGTGATACTCTTTGACCACGAACCGGTTCTTAGTAATAACGCCACTGTTCATGTAAGCAGTGTCGGTATATGAATTTGGTAACACGGTTGCGTCTGTTCCTATGATCACTGCCTTGATGATCTGGGAACGCATGAACGCTGGGCTCTCGGCCAAGCCTAGTAGCTTGGACTTAGACATGATGTGCAGCTCGTAGCTGTCTTCGATCTCGTCAGGCATACGCGCTGATGGATCAGGGTAGTACAGCCGAGGGTCTACACGGAACACGTCAGGTCTGTGCTCTATCACAGCGCCTAGTACCTGTATGCTCTCCCCGGATTTTGTTAACTCTGGTCGGTACACCCTACGTACATGTGGCGTGAGTACAGGGCCCTTAACTACAGCAGAGCCCAGCACTGCTAGGTCTTCTATAGCTAACCGGGCTTTCTGCCCGTATCTAGTTTCAGTAAGATCATCGCTGATCTCTAAGGCCATGATACGTGAGGACTCTAGGGCTTGATCCATCACGCTTTGCGCTACTTGCTGTGGCGTAGGTGTCTGTTCAGCTGGTATGCCAGCGGCTACCGCTTCAGCTTGCATGCCCGGATCAGGGTCAGTTACACTGAGTGCCTGAGTCACTAGCTTAGGCATAGGCGTGGGGTCTAGCACGAAGTTAAAGTCACCCCCCACTGGGAACTGACTGTCTTGCATCCTAGATATAGCTATGTTAGTTTTAGGACGTGTGATATTAACAGGAGGTGGTAACGAATCTTCATCGTACCCAAGGGATTTCTCTATCTTGGTGCGATCATCTGC